ATGTTAGTCTCACCAGCTAGCACTCCAACTGGTCTAGTGTCTCCAGTCCAGAATGTCTTAGAGCAGTCTATCTTTGACACGATCTCTTCAAGGCAGTACACGCTATCAAACATGCTCTTGTCAGGCTCTTCATCAAGGTAGAGCCAAGATACTTGCTTGTGCTTTGAAGAGTCAAATTTGTAGTCAAGAGAGAACACAGACACTTTAGAACCACTCTTTGTCTTGTTGAAGCCTAAAACACCTTCATCTAGAAGAGAGCAGTTCTTGTTCATCATCGCGATGCATGTCCACTTGTCTATGTAGTTGTGCTTAGACATGGATAAAATGTACAGATTTTAGATTTTCACGTCTTGCTCTTGCAATTTAAAATGAATTCTTGTCCATACTTGTCATTAACATATGCTATATATTCATTGCACTGTGACTGCAGTATAATCTTTACATTATTAGCTATTATGCATTGATGCTTTGCTTCATATATACCGTCTTGTGAATGATCCCAAGGATTCTGCATTGTGCCATCTTCTTTAAAAAAATAGTCACCTTTAATTATACAAAAAAGAGAACTTCAAAGAAGTTCTCTTTCTTTTATTCGTATTGCTCTTAATCTTATAATCAGAACAATTCTTCCCAAGTAGCGCCACTCGCTCCAATTATCCAATTGACCGTCAGGAATTCCGCTGTATGGTTTGGCACCACCCCAATCGCGATCTTCAACTCATTATTGTCAATCACATTTGACGTATTTATAGACTCATCACAGACAATCTTGTATCTAGCGAGTCCGCCATTGCCAGACTGCCAGCAAGCTCTAAGTATTGGATCAACAGCATCAATAATACGCTGTCTTGTGTATGCAGTATTGTTCTCATATACGAAATAACGTAGAACTTTATAGACTTGACGCTCAAGGCGCAACATCATACGGCGGACATTGACACGGTCAAGAGCAGTTGGCTTCGTCTAGAAAGTCTTCTAGCCTTCAAGAACAATGCCATCTTGCGGATAGTTGATCGCATAGTTCCAGTTTTTCTCGTAAAATGCTCCGGCCTACTTGTCATTTGGCGAGAACGCGACATCTGTAGCAGCAATTATGCCACGTGTAAGGCCTGCAGGCGCAAGCCAGTAGTCAAAGTTCAAGTCTGTATTGACATAGCATCCTGTAGCCTTGATTGACGGAGGGCACCAGAAGAAATCTCCGGTGTAGTCATCTGCTTGCTAGAACCAGTCAGCATAGCCTGCACCATAGCTTGTGTTTATGCCACAGATAGCAGGTATGAATGGAAGAATGTCCTTGTCAATTGAGTTGCTGGGCTTCGTGTCACGCACTATCTTCTTCTGTCCTTGCAGCACAAGTGGCCGTAGACCATCTGCTACGAACATACAGTCTTTTCTTGTGTTCTTGCAGAAAGCGTCGTGCTTAAACAAGACCGTCTTCCACATTTTGACCCACACATCTGTAGCTTTCTTGCAAGTCCACATGCCAAGAAGTGAATTGCCAAGATCATCTGTTATAGAAAGGTCATACGGTCCTTTCTCTCCAAATATTGCCTTGATGTAAGAAGCAATGTTAGACACACCAGCGTCTGGCACTATGTCAATGTCACGCTCATTGATGTCAGACACCTTGCCAAAGCACTTGTTCATACCATCAAGGATTGACTTGCTGATAGAGATGTCTTTTTTCGTCATCGGACTGTAGAGACCGAGCACTGCGCCGCTGCGTGGTGGCGCGACTAGCAAGTCACACTTTTCTTTGTAGTACTTCTTTGCCGCTGGGGCACTGAAGCAGTTTGAGAAGAAGTTTATGTACTGTGACTGAGAGTTGATTATCGTGTCTATAAACTTAGTCTCACCTGTATTGGGGTCTTTGTCATCTTTGTACAGAGAGCCAGCATAAGCTTCAACTGGCTCGATACTGACTTTATTCCCTTCAGATGGATCAAGATATGCTTTGTAGACTACGACGCCGATGTCTTTAAGATGCTCTGAATCAAGTCCACCATTCTCATCAGGTGAAGGCTGTATTGTCGGGAAGTAGTTCGCGGCATCAAGAGCAATTGTGTTTGGCACTGCGTCATTATAATCTTGTCCGTGCCAGCCAAACATTGCTGAAATGTCACTTGAGACATAGTTATTAGCCGAAAGTATTTGCTAAGTAGATATGTCTGTGAAATTTCCTTCATCACCACATGTCACTGTGAATGGAACCATTCCAGCAGACACGATTGCATATGGCTGTGTGTTGTCTGGTCCAAGTGCACTCAAAGAGAAGTCTGACTATTTGCAGTCAAGACTGCTTAAAATTGAAGAACTACTCTAAATCTAAGTCAAATACTATGCGACTTTTGGTATCATCTCAATAGCATCAGTCTCATATTTAAAATTATTGTATGAAGTAAGTCCTGTAACTTCAGTATTGTTTTCAACGGCTTCTTCAATCAAATCTTGAATGTCATCATCTGTAGAAAGGACATTCACGCTGATGCTTGATATGTTGCTGAAGTAAGAGTCACATGCAATACGAGTCACCAAGTCAACTGACATGAGACCACTTGTGTTGTTCATCACGTTTCCGTCAATGCTCAATGTACGTCCTTCAGCGTCTGTAGCGTCCAAAGCAATGAATGAATCACCACAAAGTGTCTCAAAGTGGTTGACATCGCTGAGGTTTCCACTCAAGTCAATGTAGCTCTAAGCGTATAGAGCATTAGCTGCAGTAGTCACAACTGGAATTATACCAATGACTTCTCTTTCCCAGCCTTTGCGCCAGTCTTCTGTGACACGTCCATATGTAGCTCCAGTAGTGTCAACAATCAAAAAAGTGTTAGCTGGAACTTTAGCTTCATCAGTGCGGAACTCGTCAATCGCAGACAAGTCATAAAGCATTGGTGTCTTGCCGCCTTTTATCGCAGCGACTTCATTCAATTCTTCATCTACGTTTCTAATTGCTGTAGCATAAGTTTCACCATTTTCAGACTTTTCACTAAGAGTCTCTACACCGTCTCCATACTCTACAACATACTTCACACCTACCATCTTCTCGAAAGCTGCGTTGTCATATGGCAGTCTTGCACAGAATAGACGTCCGCCTTGATTGAGCACTTCACATGCTCCAGCATAGAAGTAGCACTCTGCTTCAGTGTCTGGTGTGCCATATATCTGCTCAAACGCTGAGCGAGTCGTTATCATCATTGGCTTGTATGCTTCGCCTTTTGAAGAGAACCCCTTCAAGTAGACACTGCTTCCAGCCATTGTAGGTGAGTAGCCAGACTTGTCAATCTCTTTCCATTCGACGCCTGGACTCATTCTAGTTCTTACTGCCATATTATGATTTCCTTTGAGTTAAATCGTTTAATTTTATTTACACTTCGTGCATGAAATAACATAAGAATTTTATTGATGTTTAATATGATTTCATCTAAGCACTTCTTCAGATACGTTCGCAGACTGGTTGACACAGATAAAATCTATCACGATCCAATCGACAGTTTTCACTGGGCGAACCGCTATCTTGCATCTCATCTCATTGTTCTCGATGACTTGTGGAGTGTTCAGTTCGTCATCACATTTTATGGCGTAGTCAGATATTCCTTGTCCAGACTTAGCATTCTCCAGTATAGGCTCTATATTGTCAACAAACTGCTGTCTCGTGTATGGAGTGTTCTGCTCATAGACAAACGTCCGAGCGACATTCGCTACTTGCTTTTCAAGGTCTAGCATCATACGCCTGACATTGATGCGGTCAAGAGCAGTCTTCTAAGACTAGAAAGTCTTATGGCCTTCTATTACTATTCCGTCAATCGGATAGCTCATCGCGTAGTTCCAGGCGTTGCTGTATATGATCCCAGCATCATCATCAGTCGGCAAGAACGCGACATCTACCGCGTCATTTATGACTCCTCTAGTCACTCCAGCTGGAGCACTCCAAGAATGGAAGTATGTGTCACAGTATATGCAAGCTCCCATTGCTTTGATAGAAGGTGGAATCCACATGTAACTGTCTTTACTGCTGTAGTCTACTGCATAGAACCAGTTGCAGTATCCAGCAGCGTATGAAGAGTCAATAGTGTGCGCGAAACGGCGGAACCTTGGAATAACAGTCTTAGTGACTGTGTTGTAAGGCGCTGTAGACCTGACTATCTTCGAGTCTCCTTGCAAGCACATTGGCCTAAGTCCATCTGCTAAGAACAAACAGTCTTTGCGAGTTGTCTTGCAGAAGTTGTTGTACTTGTTGAGTATTGCTCTCCAGCCAGAGATGTCAAGGCTGTTGAAGTCTTCTGGAATGAACTTACTGTCATCATAGTCACTGAAGTTAGGCATCAAGTCTGTGCTGAGCGTGCTGATCTTTGCTAAGCATGCGATGTTTGACATGCCAGCATCTACTAGCAAGTCTACTGGCACAATGTTTGGATTGGCCGCTTTATCAAGGACCGTGTTTACTGGGTTCATCACAGACTTCAAGTAAGATATGTTCTTTGCACAGTCTTTCTTGTAGAATCCCATTGACACAGCGGTCTGGAGAGAAGTAGCTAATGTTGTAGCTCTAATTAGACGTTTCTAGTCTACTGTAGAGAACAGACGTATGAACTATGACTGCTAGTTGACTACATCATCAATGAAGATATTTGCTTTTGTCACAGGGTCTCTTGTGTTCTTCTCAAGCGAGCCTATGAATGACTCAAGAAGCTAGAAGCCTATTTTGCCGCTGTTGCTAGTGTCATTGAATGCTCTAAACACTACTACACCAATCTTCTTCAAGTTTGTCTTGTCAAAGTGGTCTTGATTGTAGAAGTTTATCAGTGGGAACTGCATAGCTGCCTGCCTTGACAAGCTGTCTACATCAGGAGCAAAAGTAGCGCCAAACACTCCTGTAGAAGCCATTTGAAGTGACGTGAAGCTTGACACTTCTTCAAAATGCCGTGATATTCCATCACGCCGCAGTGTAGTGAAAGCTGACACGCTGTTGTATGCTAAGCCATTTGTGTCACTACTGTAAGACTGTGCATCTAGCAAGTTCTAGAAATAGAGAGCATTAGCAGGAGTGACAATCACTGGCACTATGCCAAGACATTCATTTGTCCAAGCTGAAATAGCATCGCTTGACACGCACTTGCAGTTCTGTATTGTGCCATACTGTGATCGTGTAATGTCATAGATGCGGATTGTGTCTTTTGGAATGCTGCCTGTACGGCGTGTTATGAAGTTGTCAAGCTCTTCAAGTGAAGAGCCGCTGATCTGCGCACCAGAAGTGAAATTCCTCAACTTTATGTCAATGTATGATGTCAAGTCTGTGTCATTGTAGAACATCATTGAAAACACATAGTCATCAGCTATGTAGTTCTTGATGAAGTCTGCAAGCATAGCAGACAATTTTCCAATGCTGTCTGGTCTAGTGTTCTAGTCTGGAAAATACTTGTCATACAGCTAGTTTATAGTGTTTGCGATGTCTCTAATAGTGTTCAAGCTTATAGAATTAAGCTCTGCTAGTTGAGGCAGCTGCTGTATTACAGAAAGAAGATTTACTCGTATGTCATTTATAGTGTCATATACAGTGTCAGCACTTATACTGTGAGACAAGCCTCCATTTTCTTTGAATGACGACGTGTCAAAGTCAATGTAGTTGTATTTCTAGTATGATTCATTGTCATATGGCAGCTTTGAAGCTATGCAAGTTCCACCTCTATTCAGCACTTCCATAGCAGCATTGTACAAATATGCTTCAAACTCTGTAGTAGGAGTCCCAAATGTGTCTTCAAAAGTCTGTTTTGAATTAATCCACTCAAGAGTCATGTTAGGCCCTTTGTCAGCATATCCGATCATCAAAGATGTTGGAGCATTTGGAAGGCTGTTGTCTATCTTCTCATAGTTAGAGCGGTCTATCTCATTCAGTTCTACACCTGGATTGTCAATTGTTCTAGCTGACATTGCAAAATCTCTCTTAATTTAACTTAATGAATTTATTTACTTATTAAATTATGAAATCATATTTCATTTAAAATCTAAAAATGTATTTTATTTTCAATAAATTAAATTAATGAATGATAATAGAGAAAATAATAAAATAGAATTAAAATCTAATACTATTTTATCTAATTATATTCACGAACTCAATGAAGACGTGAAACTCAGTATCTCTAATCTACGAGAGAAGTCATTACTGTGCTCTTCAATCTGGGCAAAATGGATATCTTATCTTTTTCTTGAAAAAGATAATCTACAGAGAATATCTTCTGCTAAGCAGAAGATATTGAAGTCAAAAGCAAGCCAGATAAAAATGCATGACTCATTGTTGAAGATGAAATCTGAAGACAAAATCTTAGAGAATGATGAAAACATGAAAAAATTGAATGAACTTCAAAAGAATACACAAGACTGCATTGACTTCATTGAAAGATCTCTCAATATGCTGAGTTCATTTGGCTTCAGCATAAAGAATGCTTTAGAAGCTTTGAAGCTAGAAATGACTCACTGAAATTATGCTTGAGCAGTATTCAGACAAGTTCAACAGTATATATGAAGCTGTTCCAGAAGGAAAGACATTCAGACTTGTCTTTGATCCAGTCACAAAGTGCTTTAGACTCATATGCAAAGACAATTCAGCTTTAGATGAAGTGCGTAAAGCATTCTCTGCAAAAAATGAATCTGCATTTTTCACTGAAAGATATGGATATAAAGCTGAAGAGTTCGTATATGCAATAAACAAATTTGGATTTTTTCCGACTGGACTTTTGTTTGAAGTACTGCAGTGGATTAAAGACACATATGGATCAGCAAGTCCATTAGCTTTATCTTAGAACTGCAGAAGATACATATTTGACTACTTAATGCCTTTGAAGTCTCTTCTTAAAGAAGAATTCAATGTGTCAAACATATCTGAAGATGTTGGACGCAATGCAGAACTCAGAAGAAAAAGACAAGAGCAGCTTGCCGCTGGAATTCCCGAGAAGAAATGCGTACATCCATTTGAATTTAGAGACTATCAAGAAGAAGCTGTGAAAAAACTGTTGTTCACTGGATATGGCAAAGGTATGATTGAAGTTCCAACTGCTGGCGGCAAGAGCTTTATAATAGCAAATTTCATATGGAATGTCTTAAAGAACATCAATAGGAATGCTAAGACTTTAATACTCGTGCCGAACACTCAGCTCGTAGTGCAGTTCTATGATGATTTAATCGACTATGGATATGACTAGAGAGACATCGCAAAGTTCACCGGATCTTTAAGCAGCAAAGAGAAAAAATTAAATGACATAACATCAGCTAAGATTGTCATAGCAAACAGGCAGTATCTCTTCAAGAACAAAGACAAACTGCCATGTTTTGACATATTGTTTGCAGATGAAGTCCACACTTGCGTCGCTGAAAGTACAAGAGAGTTCATTGACTCACTTGATACACGAGTCAAAGTAGGCTGCTCTGGAACACTGCCAAGAGACAAATACGCTAAATGGCAGCTTGCTGGAATTTTTGGCAAGACATTGTATAAAGTCGATATAACTGATTTGCAAGACCAAGGCTTCATATCAAGCATGAACATAACTTTAGTGAAAGTCAGGTCAAAGCAGATTGATAAAAACAAAAGTCTGTTGTTCAGCTTGAACACTGATGTCAAGTTCAATAAAGATGCTGTAGATGCAGGTGAAAGTGATGTGATGTTCAATGACGCTTACATTGCAGAGAAAGAGTACTTCAATAAATGGTACAAAGACTTGTACAAGCCAGTGTTTGAATATTTGATAAGCTTGAGGTCAAATACTTTGATGCTTTTTGACCGCATAGACATAGGGACAGGCTTATTTGAATACGCTAAAGAGCTGTATGCTGACAAGAACGTGTTCTACATTGATGGCTCAGTTGATGTGCATGAAAGAGAGAAGATAAGGTCATTGTTTGAGCAGTCTGAGGGGAATCTTCTAATAGCGCAGAATGCTGTGATGTCTACTGGAGTCAACATAAAACGTTTGACTAACTTAGTGTTCTTGACGTCAAGCAAGTCATTTGTGAGGACTATACAGTCAATAGGCCGTACTCTTCGCTTGCATGACACTAAAGAGAGAGCTAACATAATTGACTTGTCATGGAACACAAAGTACTCTCAACGACATTTAGCTGAGCGTTTGAAGATATACAAGCAGATGTACAATAAGCGGCCAGACAAAGTCATAGATCTAGAAATAGACTGAGGCTGGAGATCTCCAGCCTCATTCCACATTGCCCAATTGTACTTTGAGCTTTTATTTTATGCATTAACCGTTGAAAAGTCTGTGGTTCTTGCGACGATATGACTTCAATGACTCTTCAAGCTTCTTCTCTTCAGCTTCAGGAAGAAGTTCATGAGCATCAATCTTCTGCCAGTTTGGACCAAGGACAATTCCTTCATCTTCATTGACTTCATCTTTAGAGTCTGTTTCTTCAACTGGCTCTGCATCTTTTTCAGCTTCGGCGAAGAACTCAGCTGCGCTCATCATCTCTTCTTCTTCATTGACGCAGTCTTCTTTTTCAGCTTCTTTTGCAGCTTCTGCGAAAAACTCTTTAGCAGACATCATCTTGCCTTTGTCTTCGTTTTCGTCACATTCTTTGCCTTTGCAAGCTTTTTTCTCAGACTTTTCTTCACCGTCTTCATCTTCGCCTTCTGCAATCACTCCACGGGGGTCATTGATATGGCCATTGTGTGGACGGTTGCGCAGCATGTCATTCTCTTCGACTTCTTCAGATTCTTCTTGAATGAAGTCTTCTTCTGGAATAAGTCCGCACTCGTCTACGTCTTTGCATTCATCACCTTTGCATGCCTCAAAGAACTCAGACTCTGGAATCATATCAGAGTCATTTTCATTCTTAACTTCATCGTCACATGTGCATGGATCATTGCCACATTCAGGGCAAGTTTCTTCATCAAGCTCTTCAGATTCTTTGAGAATCATGTTGTAAATCTTTGCCAGCTTAGCGCTCTCACGCACTAGGCAACGATCATATTTCTTCATTATGTCTAACAGTTTCATTTTTAGTTTTCCTTCGTTGTAAGTTTAACGTTAATCTAGCATTGCCACTGTCAAGGCTTTGCAAAGACAATTTTATTTACATATATTGCATGAAAATGCACATATGAAGTAAATAATGAACATGTCAGTAATACAGTCACAGTAGAAAGAACTCAGGTTCTTGAAGCGCAAAGCGCTAGAGCAAGAGAGCAGAATAGTAGGCAATGCACTTAGAGATCAGATAAGAGCATATGGAGTAGACTGCATCTATTACAAGCTCAATGAAACTGGCTATACAGACTTCAAGAATGTCATAAATTAGAACACTATATTGAGACGCGCATATGGCTATGATGAACATCCAGACTACACAATGTCAGTGCACATGGTGACATATGCTGATGTTCAAAATGACATTTTCTAGCTCAACAAATATGGAATCATTCCAGAAGCAGAGATAGACTTTCATTTTGACAAGATTGATTTTGCATGTGCATTAGCTTCAAAGTATGGCCAATTGAAAGAATATCAAGTAGAGAATACACCTATCTTCTTCACAGTGCCTTCAAGTTCTGACATTTCTGCATTTCCATTGTCTGTAGGAGACTGGCCATATGCTAGTGACTTAAGTGCATTTCCAAGCGCAGTAAATCAAGACAATACGTTTTTGCAGTACAAATGTGACATACTCACCGGCTGGTTTAAGGTAATGTTGTCTTTATATGAGCCAAATCAATTGTCTACTGTAGAGACAAGCAATGATCTTGGAGAGAAGACTGTAAGCAGTTTCAATACGCATGAATACACAGTGCCGTGCTTTCCATACTAGCACACTGACTTCAATGTCACATTTCCAGCAAATGAAGACTTATACAGGTCATTGAAATATGAGATATAGAATGAAGACTTCTTAGAGACGAAATTGTGGCTGACTTACGTAGTAAATGAAGTCTAGACTTTACATGGTGTAAAGAACGTTCTTTCTGGCTATGTGCACGGTTCATTGCTCTTCTTTGACATTGACATGCTCGGAAAATATGCTAGCATAATACGTCCAGCTGTTGGTGACTTGATAGCTATAGACTTTCCAAGTGACAAGAACAGAGAGATGTATGAGATAACTGACTGCTTTGACAAGCAGCTCACTCAAGACGGCATAAGCCCGCTTTTGCACAACTATATCTGGAAGTGCAAAGCAAAGCGTTATGTCAATGCACATGAAGAGCAAGCTCCTGTCAATGAAGCTGATGAGAGAGTCGAAGAGCATGAGATGTATGACTAGCTCATAGACGGCACAGTCACAGACTAGATATCAATGTATGATACGCTCAGTGGTGACATAAAAGAAGACTCTGTGTATGGCGGATATGACACTGTCATAAAGCAGTATGACAATTAGACTCCACGTCCGTCTTAGACTGCTTATGACTATGTTGAAGATGGCACTGGCATAGTGCTGATGAAGTTCAAAATGGGCTCTAAGCTCATTACGAATGGATATGAGTTGATCTTCATTGACAAGAATCTGAGTGCTTATGTTGTGACTACGACTTAGACTTCTAAGCCATCAGACGCGTGTATTTTTGAGCAAGACTTGAGATGGCTGAAAGCTACAGACAACTAGATAGTGTTTGTCAACATAGAAGGAGAGTCTACTGCGATTGCCATAGATTACTGCGCTACAAAAGATGAGCTTGAGTTATGCTTGAACAGCTTGTATGACAAGACACTTGACTCTGGACAGCCTATGAATGGTGAAGAGCAGAACTTCTTCAAGTTCAAGGGAACTCGTTCTTACATGTGGAGTGATGGACTTCACTTGTTCGCGAAGCTTGCGGCAAACAAGCAGTTGCAATTCATCGTGTAAGTGTTTTTCTAAAAAGATATTATTTTAAATAAGTAAAAAACAAAAAAAAAAAACAACAAGGAAAATGAAAATGAAGAAAATCATATGTTCTATTATTGCAGCATTTTTAGCATTCTGCATGACTGGCTGCAAGAAAGATGTCACTCCAGAGAGCATCAACGCTGTCGCGACTGTGATTGGTCGTACTGCTGGATATGCCTGTGAGCTGTCAAAGACAAAGGCTGAAGTCAAGGAAGCTATCATCAAGGTGCTTGATATCGCGGCTGCCGCTGTTCCTACTAATGGACAGACATTCGTCGAAGCGTGGACGCCAATCATCGATGCAGAGCTCGCGAAGCTTGTCACTGAAGGAAAGATTGACGATGCTGGAGCAAAGATTGCAAAAGTAGCTCTTGGAATTGCATGTGAAGGCATTGACTATGTGTTCATCAAGTATCCAAAGGCTAAGGAAGGCAAGGACCTTGTCGGAGCAGCAGTTCAGGGATTTGTCACAGGATTCAAGAGCGTTGTTTCAATGAAGGCAGGCGCTGAAGAGAAGTTTGAGATTGATGAAGATGCAATGAAGTACTTGAAGTCAAAGATGGCTAAGTAAGTTCATTTATATATCATTTCAATAAATAAAAAATCCAAGCATTTTTGCTTGGATTTTTAGTATATTTTCATATATGGAAGATATTGTGAAATTCAGTCAATTTGTAAAAGATATTAATAGTCCAGTTATTAAACAATTAGTATATGATTTTGGTTATGATGTTGTCTTTTGCAAAGACAAGATATATTCATTAAATGATGATCTTTTGAAAAAAATTTTTAATTCATTAAATAAGTCTTTTTTTAACAATGTTATTCCAATTATTTCATTGAAATGCATGACTTTCACTGAAATAAAAAATGAATTAACAAGAAGAGAAGAAAAGAACATTGAAAAACTTGAAAATTCATTTTATGGAGTTTTTAATGTTTTATTGAAAAATGAGAATATCAAAGATATTCATAGAGTTGATGACATTGTTCTAGGTGATGATATCATCATGATGAATTCTGATATGACAAGTTCACAGTCATTTATATTTTTAGTGTCATGTGTATGTCATGAAATGATTCATGCATATATGAGATTTAATGGTGAATATGCAAATCTAATATTTGAAAGTCTTGATAACTTAGATGATTTAGATACACATTCATCAAAAGAATTCAAGCACATGATGTATAAGGCAAATAAAATGAGGATTAATGTTGTGGACAAAATAAACAAGCCAGATCCAATTTTAAATGTAAATGCATATAAATTGCTTACAACAGGTAAAACAATATATGAATCACGAAAGTCTCTTCTTGAAAAAGAAGGTCAATTAGACTTAGGCGATCTTATCATATATGACAATGGAAAGAAAGCTGCTATTTTATGCATTGACTAATCACTAAGTGATTCCGTCAATGACACACGCATACATGAACGTCCTCAAGAAGTCTTCCCACTTGAGCAAGCCAAATCCCATTGCTCCCCATGCTTTTGACCAACTGTTCTAAATGCACACCGCGTCTGTGAAGTAGGCTGGAATCACTACTGCATGGCCACCTAAAGACTGCCCTGAACAATTGATGTAGTAGTTCTAGTTGTCACATGCATACCATCCAGACTGGATCTAGAATCCTGCATGCACGAAGTTGTACTTATGTATCAAGAACTTCAATGTCTCTATTGTTTGAGCAGTTCCATCATTGTACAAGAAGTTGATCTTCAAGTCTTTGACATCAATTCCACCAAGCATGAATGCTGCTTTTATCGCGTACTCTAGATAAGTTCCATCTTCATTTTTAGCATTGTCTAGAGTTTTAGCTTTAGCATAGATTTGATGCGCATCAAGATTCACGAGCTTGCCAGTCTTCTTCCAGATAATTGACTCGCATATGTTTGCAATAGAGAACGCTGCGCAAGAGCTCTCATTTCCCTAGTCATCTGTAGGTGCACAAAGCTGTCTATTGTCAATTTTCAATGGATTTATGATGCCATCTAAGTTGACAAGTTTGCCATTGTGGTCTTTTGCCTAATAGTAAGTCTTTATAACTTTGTCAAAGTCTTTGTACTTCTCTATGAGCTTCTCATTGTATGTCATAATTCACCTCACTTCTTAACTTCTTTCACTTGATTTGTCGAAAAGATGAATCCCTCCCAAACATAATGCTCATCATTGAATGCTCCAGTAGAAGTAGTGTTTGTTACTACAATCTAAGGCTAAATGACTTGAATCTGCTCATTAGTCTTACATCCAGATGTCATCAATCCAATTGATCCAAGAATTGAACTGATTGCAATTAACAATGCACATGTAACAATTTTATGTTTTTTAATCATCATTTTCTTCAATTTTATGTCTTTAATGAATTGAATATTCATACGCCTAGCCATTTTTCATATTCTTCTTCAGTATGCGCTGGACAGGCGAGTATTGCATTTAGTACGCCTTTTGCAATAAACTTAGGGTCTTCACGCTTGCTTTGACTGGCAAATGGACTAATGAAATCATTTAAATCAATGCAATGAATGATGTCATATGCTAATGCTGTGTCACTTCTACTTGGCTCATTTACAGACATTGCTAACTGATTTACTCTGTCATATGCTTCTTGTTGAGCACTAGTCTTAGGCATGATTTTGAGCAGTCTGCTTACTTCATCTATCATCATTTCTTCTTTAGCCCAGTCATCTTCCATCTTGAAGTATTCACGTTCTCTCCAGTCCCTAATTTCTTCATTTAGTCTTTTATAATTTCCAGCTTTAAGTTGTTTCTACCAGTACTTGATAGACTCCATTATCTACTTTCTTGTGTATTTCTTTTTCATATTATTTCCTTAATTGACACAATTTCAATTTGAATCTTCTCCATCTCCATTAAATCTCTAGAATGCTTGCAGTGACTCTATCGCGAAGTTGAAGTCTTCAAGATGCTGCTGCTCGTCATAGTAGTTGTTCTTGACTATCACTTCAAGCTCTGGTTCACATGCTATGTCTTCATTGTCTACATACTTCTCATATGTCTCTATAGCACGCTCTTCTGACTTAACTCCCTCTTCTAAATAGAACATAGAGTCTTGGTCTTTTTTGCAGTTCTCGAACAACTTGACGTCTCCTTTGTCTGCAAACTTCTTCATTTCACTGTATGTTGACGGGACATCATAGCCATTTTTCTTAGCGAAATCAACTAAGCTAGCATAATGATCATTGAGCTCGTCATTAGCAGTCTCGAGCATTAAGTCTTCAAGCTAGAGCCTTGCTTCATTTGACGCGAGCACTACAAACTGCTTGTAGATATTACCCGCGAACCACTCATCTGAGACGAGCTTGTTAAGCGCGTCTTGGACTTTCTTGTCTTTCTTCTCTTCTTCGTCTATCTGCTTCTTTGTGTACTTTGTTTTCATCTTATTTTGCTCCAGCGTCTTTTAAAAGTCTTTTCAATGTAGTATTTGACAAAAGCCAGATAGACTGCTTTTCTCCAAGCTGCTGGCCTTCTGTCTTGCTCTTCAGTTCATCAAATGAATAGTAATGGCCTTCCCAAGGTTCTGTTGTCTCTACCTTATGCTCAGTAATGCATCCTGCCAGTATCAAGCACGTAATTATTACTGCAATTCTCATTTTCTTGCTTCTCCAATGTTCTTTGCTGCGTCAATAAGCTCAGACAAACTGCCATTGTCACATGCGTCATCAATTATCTTCTTAGCTTCTTCTATCTTCTACTCTTTCTAAGCTTTCTTATCATTCTTCGTGTTATGTATGGCGAGAAGATAAGAAAATAAGCCAACCAGCGCATTTGACAGCGCTACTATTACTGCGAAAATTGTAGTTGTCGTAACTGCTTCTGCAAACATCATGTTATTATTTACATTTCATTTGCAAGTCTATAACTGTATTTTCTTAATTATAAATCTAAAAAATAGAGGAAATTATGGCAAAGATCTTAAAGTACAGTCAAGAAGCAAAGCAAGCAATTTTGTCTGGCGTAGAGAAGCTTGAGAAAGCAGTCAGCATAACATTAGGCCCTGGTGGCAAGAATGTGATGATTGATGAATATGGTTCAATCCACAGCACACGCGATGGAGTCTCAGTCGCAAGATCAATAAATCTTAAAGATAAGTTTGAGAATCTTGGTTCTAATGCTATCAAAGAAGTAGCTGAGAAGTCAAATTCTAGATGCGGTGATGGTACGACTACATCAACTGTACTTGCAGCGTCTATCTTCAAGAATGGTCTTAGATATGTGTCTCTTGGTTCTAACGCGACAAGTGTGAAAAATGGCATAAGCAAAGCTGCTGTAAAAGTTGTAGAGTCATTGAAAGCTGTGTCAAAGCCTATCTCTACTAAAGAAGAGATAAAGCGTGTCGCGACAGTGTCAGCAAACCATGACGAGTCTATTGGAGAGACTATTGCAGACGTGATGGACAAGATCGGCAAGGACGGCACGATCAAAATTGAAGACGGTAATACGATGGAACTTCACAGCAAGATTGTAGAAGGAATGGTGATTGACCAAAGCTACATCAGCCCTTACATGGTGACAAATGCTGAGACATCTGAAGCTGAGCTCGATAACCCTTATATCTTGATTGCCAACAAGAAGCTCGCTAACATTCAAGAACTGCTGCCATGTCTCCAGTCTGTCACAAGCACTGGCGCTCCATTGTTGATAATCGCAGATGAGTTGCAAGATGACATCTTGTCAACATTGATTGTCAACAAGCTTCGCGGATTCAACTGCGTAGCAGTCAAGTCTCCTTCTTATGGTGACAACCGCAAGCTCATTCTTGAAGACATCGCTATACTCTGTGGTGGCAGAGTCGTAAGTGATGAGACTGGAACTCGTCTTGAGAACGCGACTGTAGAGAGTGGCATCATTGGACGAGCTTCTAGAGTCGTTGTTAACAAAGAGAACACGGTCATAATTGGTGGTGCCGGGTCTAAAGAGTCAGTTGAAGAGCGCGCTGTGACTCTTAGAAACCAGATTGAGGCAACTGACAAAGAGTATGAGAAGAACATGCTTAGAGAACGGCTTGCAAAGTTGACGTCTGGAATCGGGATAATCTCTGTCGGCGCGACGACTGAAGCTGAGCGCAAAGAGAAGCGTGACCGTGTAGATGACGCGTTCTCGGCTGCAAAAGCTGCTGTGAAGGGCGGCATTGTAGCAGGTGGTGGAATCGCGTTAATGAAGGCAAAAGAAGAGCTTGATGAGTGGATCAAGACTGCTGGTCTTTCAGAAGATGAGTCTACAGGAGCTAGCATTCTCGCAAATTCTCTTGAAATGCCATTTAGGAAGATAATAGAAAATGCTGGTTTCAACGCTGACGTAGTGAAGAACAACATCAACTCTACTATAGTGAAGAACAACACAGGTGATGCTGAAGGAAATCATGGAGCAATTGGCTTCAATGTCATTACTAAGAGCTATGTTGACATGGTTGAAGATGGAATCATTGACCCGACTGAAGTAGTCATCAGTGAAGTGCAGAATGCGTCAAGCATTGGCGGACTTCTCTTGACAACAGACTGCTTGATCGTTGAGGAAGAAGAGCCAAAGGCGGCTGGATCTGCTCCAATGAGTCCAATGATGTGATGAATTAAAGAGATCATGTATGAAAATAAAAGCGAGATCAAATGATCTCGCTTTAGTATTTTTTATTTATTTAAGCAAATTATATAAAATCAATCATGATGGCAAAGTAGAATCTGGATCAAATGAACCAATTTTATTAGCAGCTTTGTTAGAAAAATGAATTTTTCCATAGACTTTGTACTTGCCACCAATATTTCTAACCTAGACATTCAACAATATTGTATTGAATGCTGAAGAAAATGTATTGCATTTGCTCATTAAGTCAAGTGGATCATTTTTTTCATTAGATTGCACATTTGACACCTTAAACAGCCTTGCATTCTTTCCATTTCCGATCTAAAATATGGTCACTTTCCTGTTTAAATCATATCCATCAAAATAAAATGTCTTCACAAGTTCTTCAACATTTGGTATTTCAACATTTGTCATTAAGTTCTTAGACTCTGCACCATCCATAAATGCATTAAACCAATCATTAAGAGTAGAAGCATTCATAATGCTATGTGTAGCTTTATTATATTGCGGATCGTTCCATATAGCGGTCATTATAACATCATTGAGCTGTTTTGCGCTCTTGCTAAACTAGTCAATATATGCATGTGATAGACTTTTTATCTAAAGCGCACCAGTGCCAATTTGCCTAGTGCACTCAAACTATGGCTAGAATAGATATGAACTAGCATAGCGTTTTATCTCAATATTCTATATGCTCCATGCATCACTTAACTTCTAATTTTCTGGTGTATATTTAGCAACTAAAATGTCTGAATTGCTGTTTTCATATCCAGTGTGAAAAATAAACCATGTATATTTCTTAAAATCAGGAACTGTGTTTTCAATAGAGTCTTGAAAATTGTTTAATGAAACATCTACACCTACTAAAGCATTCATTTTCCTTAAATCACTAAACTTAGTTTTATTAGGTAATGGTGATATTCTAGCTGTACCATCATCTACAAACACTGAAGATTCATCATAGCCAAGAACATTGACAATATATTTTTTGATTTGTGGAATACATGCTAATTCATATGCATCAGATGCTTGTGATTCAGTCAAATATTTCTGCCAGTAAGCAATTGACTCTTGGATCTGTCTTTTTGTGTATTTCTTCTTCATAATTGTTTTTTTGTCTCTACACCATGTAGAGACTTGAAGTTAACCTCATATTTTATTTACACTTTACAGAAAACATGCAAGAAAGATGCTAGGTCTTTAGCCTAGCATATGAATTGCATTAACCCTATTTTTAATGTATTCAATGATCTTTTGCTCTGAAACTTCACCAATTGTAGAGCAAAAATATCCATGTGTCCAGAGAATGTTCTTGTTTTTCCAATAAAACTTTTTCAGATAATCATGTTCTTCTTGATAAATGTAGAATGTACTCATCTATTTTAGACGTCTTACAACTTGTTCAATAGAATATGAGGGTTTAAATGACACTAGCATATGTACATGGTCTTCATCTAATTCTATCGCTAAAATATCAAAATTAGACTTCTATTCAACTTTTTTGAATGCATTTATTACAACATCATGAATAGCATTTAAGCATTTTCTCCTGAATTTTGTTGAGAAAATTAAATGATATCTCAATCTGGTTTTTGCATGATTATAGGTCTAATATTTTTGTTCTTTCATATTCATTAATTACTTCATCTGGGTAAAAAATTTCATTTTTTTTCAAAAAAATGTACTATTTTCTCTGTGAAATTTTGTAAATAAAAATATGAAGATCAAATTGCACAATAAAGAAGAGAAAAACTTGAGAATCAAGTAGACTCTTCTAAACACTAAGAACAAGCGTCTTAGTCAAAGATGTATTGTGTATAAGATCAAGATAAATGAAAATGCTTTAACTAAAAGACAAAAAGAACAACTGAAGATGTTGTTCATTGAAGCAAAATGGTTTTATAATCAAGAACTTCAATTTTTGAAAAATGGAATGTTTAAGGATATTGATCCACTTGATATTAGTGATGTAATTCATTATGATAAGAATAAAAATAAAATATGTTCACAACTTCAATATTTGACATCATCATATAAGCAAAGCATAAATAAGCAGATCATTTCTTCTCTTAAGACTATAAAGACTTTAAAGAAAAACAAACATATACAACATGGTGAACTTCACTTCATATCAACATGCAAGTCGCTTGACTTAAAACAGTATGAAAACACTCATTTATTTAAATCTCTTCATAAAATGAAGATACAAGGAATAAGCAAATATGTAAAAGTGTGTGGAACAAAGCAATTTTGGAATAATAACCAAATCGAATTTGCAAATGCAAAACTCTTGAATACCGCAAATGGATATTACATAGCAATAACATGCTATCTTCCTAAGCAAACTAAAGAACATTTTCATCCAAAGAATGAAGCTATAGCTTTAGACTTTGGATGCTAGACAACATTAACAAGCTCTAATGGAAAGAAGACTACTTGTATAGTTGAAGAAACTGACCACTTGAAGTTTTTGCAAGCAAAACTTGCAAAACAATAGAAGAGATCTAACAACTATAACAAGACTTTGAAGAAAATTAGAGCACAATATGAGCATATTGTTAACAAGAAAAATGACATGACTAACAAGATTGTCTATGAATTGTCATAGTATGCTCATGTAATAGTGCAAGATGAGCAATTAAGTAATTGGTAGAAGAATGGACATGGAAAAGTTGTATAGCATAGCATTCTAGGACGTCTTAAGTCAAAAATTAAGACATTACCTTAGATTATAATGCTAGATAGATGGATTCCAACAACTTAGTTGTGCATCAATTGTGGAAAAAGAAATCCAATGCGCTAGAATCAACGAATATATAAATGCTCATGCGGCATCAAAGAAGATCGTGATGTGCATGCTGCAAAGAACATGCTTTGGATTTATGAGAATCTAGTAGGTAGGGACGCTGCCGAATTTACGCTTGAGGAGTTTGAAGCCTCTATGCTTAGACATCAAATGATGTCCAAAGCACAAGCTTTGGACAATGATACAAGAAGATGCTAAGTCTTCAGCTTAGCATAGTCGTCACTTATGTTTTTTCTATTTCAGTATTTTTTATTCATGCAAAATGTAGTAGGCAATGTCTTAGTCTTCACTGACCAGCATTTTGGAGTGAAGAACAATGCTTCATCTAGACAGCGGATGAGCGTTATGGCAATGAAGAAGATAATTGACGCTGTAGACAAGCATGACATATCAACATGTGTGTTCTGTGGAGATTATTTCCATTAGCGGAATGCTTTGACAATTGATACATTGAACATCGCACATAGATGTCTTCAGGCTCTAGCTAAGAAGTGCAATGTCTATATGATACTTGGCAACCATGATCTCTTCAACAAGAGCTCTACTGACATTAACTCTATACGGATATTTGGTGACATCAGTGGCATAGAAGTCATAGACAAGCCAGTTGAACTTCTCATGAATGGAAAGAAAGCACTTCTTGTGCCATGGCTTTCAGACTTGTCTTCTTTCAAGAAAGATACTTATGATTTTATTTTCGGCCATTTTGACATCTCATCTAAGTTCTTGATAGCCTCTTATGCTTTAGAGCACTCTAAGAAGCTTCAAACATCATATGAATTGACTAGCATTCTAGACAATGATGATGATCTAGCATCATCTAATGCAGCTCAAGAAGAGCTTGGACAGCAGCTTGGAAGCTTCATTGAGCTTGCTAAGAAAAATGGCACAGTATTTGCTGGGCACATTCACCAGCACAAAGAGATGAAAGCTCAAGGACGTTACTTTATATTTGTAGGAAGTCCATACCAGCAGAATTTAGGAGACTATGGCTGCAAGTGCGGATACTATGTCATAGATAAAGCTGGCAAGTGGAAGTTCAATGAAATTAAAGGCATTCCGAAGCATGTCAAAGTTGAGTGCAGTAAAGTTCTAGAAGCTGGCATTGAGAAATATGATTTCAGCGATGTGCATAGCAACATTGTGCAGAAGGTGTATGACATTGATGTGAAAGTAGATGATGACTTGAAGATCAACCAGAAGATCGCAAGCTTCAAGCCTTATGAAGAGCTGTTGCCAGAGTACAAAGTCGCATTAGATTTGTCTCATGCCGTTGAGCAGTCAGATGAAGTAGATGTGAAGATGCAGTCATTGATAAGCAAGAGCAAGCTTGACTACATTGACAGCTATGTAGCACAGATAGACAGTAAAGTGCTAGATTCTGAAGGAATAGATAGAAAGAAGCTGTTAGACGTCATGCATAAGTACTATGTTAAAGTTGTTGGATGAGGTGTCTTAAATGAGAATAGAATTCAAGAGAATAGAGCTCCACAACTTCATGTCATTTGCAGAAGAGTCATTTGACTTCACACAATGCAAAGGCATGAACTTGGTACAAGGCAAGAACAATGATGTTCCTGGATCGAAAAATGGATGTGGAAAAAGCCAGTTGTGGATCTCTATAGCATATGCTCTCTTTGGCCAGACACCAAACGAGATGAAGAACAAGAGCATTGTGTCTCGGACGTCTAACAAGAAAGACCTTGATGTAGTTCTAGATTTTGCAGTAGATGACAAGAGCTGGAAGATAAGACGTGGAATGTCTAAAGGCAGCAATTCATATCTAACTCTACTTGAAGTCAAAGAAGATGGAAGTGAAGTAGACATAACTAAGTCGACTATAGCTGAGACGCAGAAGCACATTGAAGACAACATCTTGAAGCTAGACATGATGATGTTCTTCAGGACAGTGCTTCTCACTGCCGACCAGACTTACAACTTCTACAAGATGAAGAAAGCTGACAAGAAAGAGTTTGTAGAGAAGTTGTTTGACATATCAATGTTTGAAGAGATGTACAAAGAGCTCCATAAAGACTCTTTGTCACTCAGTAGAGACATGGATGCATGCCAGACTCGGTTGATGATGCTCAACAAGAACAATGATGACTATGCTGAGAAGATGAAGTCATATGAGTCTTTGAAAAAGCAGAAGATAGACACTGCTGCAAAAGAGTTGATTCCAATTGAAGCCAAGCTTAAAGAAGCCGAAGAAGTTAGAGACTTGTTTGACACAAGTGCCATCAAACATCTTGAAGACGAAGCCAGTAAGCTGATGACTGAATATGAAGACGAGATGTCAAAGAAGTCTAAGCTGCAAAGTGAAGAGAGCACAGTAGAGCTCAGCATCCACAAATTAGAAGAGTCGCGAAAAGCAAGCAACAGCATAATAAGCAAGCACAAAGACGTACTGTCAAAGCTGTGTAATGACTGCAAGAAAGTCTTCATAAAGCACTACAGTCTAGATGAATATGCAAAGAAAGTAAAAGCTGCTAACACTGAGATTGATGCTCTTTCTAAAAGTAGAGATGCAGTAAATGCAAGTTTAAATGAGTGCTCTAAGAAGATTCCAGCTTTGAAAGACAAGCTCTCTAAAGCAAAAGCTAAGCTGCAAGAAACTAGAGCTGAAGCTGACAACGTGTCAAGAGCTGTGATGCTCCTTGAGTCTCAAGTCAAGTCTAAGAAAGAGTCTATAGCACGTCTTGAAGCTGAAGTGAATCCATATGGTGACTTGGCAGAGCACTGCAGAGCTGACATAGACTCTGAGAGCAAGAGAGCTTCAAAGCTCGAGTCTAGCATAAAGTACTTGAAGTTTGCAGAGAGCATTGTGTCTCAAGAGACAATAAGGAAGTTCATAATAAGAGACTTAGTAGTGCTGTTGAACAACAAAGTCAAGACTTACTTGACAAAGCTTGGAGCTAAGTTCTACGTTGAGTTTGATGACAGTATGGACTATGAGTTCATAACTCCTACTGGAATATGTGAATGGGGTAATTTCTCTGCAGGAGAGCGTGCTAGAATAATGATAGCGACATCTTTTGCATTCAGAGACTTCATGTCAATACGGAATGGACTGAGCTCTAGCATACTTGTCTTAGATGAGTATTTTGACAGTGCAATTGATTCACTTTGCATTGAGAGCATAATGAGCTTGCTCAAAGAGTTCTCTGAGAAGCAAGATCAAGATGTGTTTGTCGTGACACATCGTCAAGAAGTGTCACAAGATTCATTTGACAGAACTATACTGGTCGAGAAGACAAATGATGTCGCGCATGTGAAAATGCTGTGACGACTGCGTACATTATATGATATGTGGAAATGGCTCAAGAAGCTCTTTAACAAGAAAGAAGACGTTTTAGACATGGAAAAAGAACAGAGAAATGACATAGAAGATGCAGTCAATGCTGTAGTGAATGGAACATCGCCTAAGAAGCGCAAGCACAAGCTTGAGATACAAGTGTATGAAGCTGACTATACAGACGTGCCAGATGGAGCAAGTCCAAAGTGGCGGCCAGTTAGAAGTGACCCTGCTCTTGGAGGTGGAGGGCCAGTCATCATTGAAGTAGCTGACAAGAAAGAGCTAGCTGAAGTGCAGCAAAGATATGCGATGTGTGACCAGCAGATAAAAGTCATTAGAGAGATAGACCCATTTGATGACAGCCCGAAGCCTGCAGCCCAGAAGACAATACCACAGAACAACCAAGCTATTCCGGTCACGCAGAATCTACAGACTGCAGCAGTCCAGACTTCTCCGCTTTCACAGCCTACAGCTGTGAAGCTCAAGCCAAAG